ATGATAGTCACTGCACCTGGCGTGGTCGGAATGCCGGCCAATCTGGCCAGCCCAGTGTTTAGCTCTTGCCCATCACGTCGGTCTTCACCCATGAAGAACTTAAGCGCTCCGACTTTTTGCTTCGCGTTCAATGTGTTGTTGCCCATGATCTGCTCGGGGCTGGTCACGGTGCCATTGAAGATGCCGTTCAATATGTTGAACTCAGCAAGCGGGTTGCCTTCTTTGCTTGGCTCTAGCAAGTCTTTAAGTACCCCCAGCGGCACAGCGTCTGGTGATCTTCTTGCAAGTGCTGCAATATCGTTGGCAAATTGTTTGCGCGTTGGGCTGCCTTCTGGGGCTGCAACAGCCTTTTCATACAGCGGCACAAACTCTAGGACGGCTGCACGTTTGTCAGCTGCAATCTTGTTATTTAGCGCAGTATTGCGAGCATTAACGGCCACCATGTAATTGGCAGAAACTTTTTCTATGCTGCCATAGTCTGACACCAACATGGCCTTGACCAAGTCGCTCATCCGGCCCACGTTGCCAACTTGAATGTTTTTAAGTGTGGCTTCGGTGTCGGCCATTGATGTCTCGTCTGTAAGAAGAAACTTAGTTACAGCATTGATTTTGGCTCCCTTAAGAGCTGCTTCAAATTTGTCACTGTATTGTTTTTGTACTTGAACATCACCAAGGAGCAAAGCACTGGTGGTAATTGTTGACCGATACACATCAGCCAAGTCCTCAATGCTGCGCTTTTGCTGTGTCTTTGGATCAACCCAAAAACCTTGTGACACAGCTGCTTCGAGCAATCGTGTGCTGTTGTCAAAATCAGCATCAAACTTAGCCAAGCGTTGCGCTTTTTCGCGCTTCATCTCAAACTCAGCTGCCTTGGCCAGAACGGTATTGCCCATGGTGGCACTGGTGGCTCTAAACTTAAGTGATGCCTCTGGGTCAACCTGGGACAAGCTGCGGCTAAATCCATCCATCATTGTGGCCAGCTTGTTCTGCACTTGCTCGGTGGTAGCCTTGCCCATTTCCACCGCTGTCAGCATGGTGGTCATCTGGCTGCGAGCTTCCATCTCAAAGGTGCTGGACAACTCAAATGACCGTGCCTTACGCACTGCCTGGTCAAATACATTGAATGTACCGCCCAGCTTTAATGGTTCAGCATTACCAGCTTTGGCTGCTTGGATCTGCTCATCAGTCAACGGGTTGTCTGCTGCATATTGAAGACCAGCTTCATTGGCAGCATTTTTTGCAATGCCAAACAGCTGGTTGCTTAGTCGATCTAAAGTCTGAGCCACAGTACCTTGGTATTGAGCTGCAGCCTTTAAGCCCACATAGTCGACTTGCGGTGCATTGACCGTTGGCAGTACAGCACCAGGAATGCCTGCTGCCTCAACCCGGCCTGATTGGAGAAGTGGAAGGTCTGCCATAGTTTAGCCAGGTGTAAATGGGTTTCTAACAGTCTGAGCAAAGTTCAGACCACCTTGCAGTAGTGTTGCACCTGAGAGTACGCCACCACTTGCCACAGCATATTGACCAGCCAAACGCATCTGGCTGGCTTGCGCTTCGGCAGCACTCATTGTCAGATCTGCTTGCTCTTTAGAAGCCAAGATCATGGCCCCAGCATCTTCAAACCCTAAGATTCGAGCAGTTAAAGCATTGAGGTTTGACATGCCTACGTCGCGGTAAGTAGCACTTACATTGGCAAGTTGAACACCAGCAGCAGAGCCTTCGTTGTACACAATGCCATTGGCTGCAGCACGGGCACGCACAGCAGCATTAGAGCGCTCCATGCCGCGCAGCAGTGAATTGCCTTGGATGGTGTAGTTCAGCGCCTGGCGCTCAGCCGAAAGCAGTTTGCGACCAGCTTGAATAGCTGCATACTTTTGATCCTGGTCAGTGCGAATCTGTGCCAGGCGTAATGTATCTAGAGCCTGTACTTCGTACAAACCCTGCTGATATATCGCAGCAGTCTTTTGAGCGCCAGCTGCTGTAATGGCTGTAGCCAATTGCAAGTATGGGGCAGCTGCATTCATGCCAGCCTGCAGGCCAGTAAATGCTGAGCCAGCCACACCAGCAACGCTTCTTACAATACTGCTTCCCGAGTTAAGTACATCTCTCCAATTAATGTCTGTAAAACTAGTGTCAAACACCCCGCCTGCGTTTGTGAATGCCGTATCCCAAGAGGAAATTCCAGACTGGACATTTTCCCCAAGAAACGCGCCATCACTAAAAGTAAAATCGTATGACATCATGTACCTCCAGTCACTGCGATCTTGTACTCAAGACCAAGCAGAGTCATCTTGAGCGGCAAGCTCTGTGAAATTTCAATGCTCGCCTCACGGCTGTAACCAAGCACGCCATTAACGCGCTTACTACCCGTGAATGTTGGCTCTGGCAAGTTAAGCAATGGATTGTCAAATGTGCGGAATGGCACAGGATTTTGATTGAGTGCCAAGTGCTGAGTGTTATCGACAAGCGCATTGATCTCAACGATTCGTTTCTTAAATCCAATTCTGGTGCCAGTCTGCAGTTTGATCTCAACTGGCATGGTCTTAGCAAACACGGTAAACGGTAGGCCGACCTCGTAACTGGTAGTTGACTCTCGGTCAAAAGTAACAGCCCCACCGCCACTCACAGTTTCATTGCCCTGCGGAACGCCATCACAAATGACGTTAAGGGCCTTGCCAATGTGAGGCAGGCCAGACCCAACACCGCCTGCTGAACCACCAATAAAAGCACAATCAGTAAAGCGATCAAAGCTAAACAGCTCCACAAAAAATTTGTTGGTGCTGTTGAATGTGCGTCTGACAACTGCATAGATGTCGGTCACATCGATGCTGACATCCTTAAACAATCCGTCAGTAATGAACTCAGAAGGCGCGGTAATCTGCTGCGAGCGCATGATACTAAACGCAGCCATAGTGCCATCATTGTCATTGACCATCAAAAGCAAGTCGCCTTCGTCTGTACTGTTAGCCCGACGCAAAGCCATCCTGGTTGGCCCCTTTAATAGGTGGCCAGACAGCAAAGAGATGCGCTGCGTCACATACGTCAGCTGCGTATCAGAGAATAAGAATTCATTGATTGACTTGCCCTGGCGCTGAATGTACACAGTGCCAGACTCAAGGGACTGCACACGGGTACCAGGCTTGATGCCATTACGGCTTACGCCTTTAAACGTCAAGGTCAATGGTGTGATCGGATCGGTGCCAGCTTGAGGCACATAGAACTCAGCGCCCGTTGTGAACACTTGCAAGTCACGGCCAGAAATCATGTCAACAATGACGTTGAGTGAGCTGGTGTCTAGCGTTGCCTCAACTGCGTCATCATCAAATGCCTCGGTCGGCATAAACTCATCGAAAATGCCGATCTTGCTACCCCAAATTGTGGATGGGCGAGACTTAGAACCGCCAAAGTACAGACGGCCTTCATGGAATGTGACGGTGCGTGGCCAGCCTTTTCCGCTGCTCCACACATCCTCATAGCCTGATTCGATTTCCCAGCTGCCTTGAGCAATGTTGCTGGTGTCAAAGAATGGATACTCAGTGACAGCTTTTACTGAAGTGTTTGAAATGTATTGAATAATCCGCGCACGACCTTGGGGAGTTGCGTTGACATATTGACCAACACTGCCTGCACTAAATGCTGCATTTTGTGATGTCAACGTCACGTTGCCAGAAACAGCGCTAGGCGTTAAATGACCCGCTGTAGGAGTTGTTGTTGTTAGGGTAAACGCATATTTTGGAATGTTGGAAAAAGTGTATGTGCTGATCGTCCAAGTCGCGTCTGTACCGCCTCGCACCAACTTAACTGGTGCCAGGTCAGGGTGAACAATAAACATGGTGTCAGCAGACTGCGTCCAGTTAAGCTGGCTAAGCATTGCGCTTGTGATGCTGGTAGACAAATATGGGTTTGCACCACCGTTAATGGCTGTGATCTGCACACCGTCTTTGAATACATACATGCGCTCGTTAACAAAGCAAAGCATGTAGCTGTCGTCAACACTAAACTCAAACGGCACCAGGCGAACGCCATCGGCTGCAGAACTTGGCAGCTCAGCGATGTGCTTTAGACCAGGACGACGACGAATGCCGCCTTGAGGCTGCACAACAACATTGGTGGCTTTGGCCAGCGCGTTGTTGTACTGAGCCAGATCGATGCGCGAACGCAGCAATGGATCTAACTCGCCAGAGCTAAAGTTGGTTTGGATGTCAACAAAGCGTGGCATCAGCCCCTCACTGCAATAAGGCTAAAGTCTTCAATCACGCGAGTGGGCGTGCCCTGGCCATCAATGTTCATGGCTGTACGCATGTAGCCACCACGGCCATTTTCAGCAGGGCCGCCAACAGCGACACCTTGCCAGTACCCGGCACGGTCGCTTTGCTCGGTGATTGGCATGGCCAAGTGCCAGGCCATCATGTACTTAAGAAGCTGAACAAAGTATTGCGGCATTGCAAACTCGCCCAAGCTGTACTGGTAGTCCAGGTAAACAGCAGGGAGGTTTGTCAAAAGCTTGTCGCCCTGGATTTCCCAGTCTTTGTTTGCATAGGAGTTTTGCGCTGCGCTTGCGTAGGCAGCACGAACGGTGCCCAGCCGATCACCTGGCAGCTGATACTCATAGCGCCAGATTGAATTTGGGGTGGTAATCAGCTGAGCCAGCTGAACCTTTTTAGTGTTAAACGTCCACGGGTAAGTGGTCAACACTGAGTCACGAATGTCGGGATATAGGCGGTCGCATACGCTGGCCGCATCGGTGCCATCATTAAATGACGTGATTGACTTTGCACCCAGCATCAGCAGGGCATCAGAACATATTGAAACGCCAGTATCGCCAGCAGCCATGTGAACCTCTCAATGTGAGAAGGGCCAACCTCCGAGTGATCAGAAGTTGGCCCGTCGTGTTTCCTGATCCGATTAGTCGGTGTCAGTTGCGCTTACGGTAGTTCCGTCAGCAATGTCAACCACACCAGCCGAGGATACAGCATTGACATAAGTCAACACCAAACTTGGCGTAGTAGCGTCATAGACAAAAATAATGTCACCCACATTTAACAGCGATGCAATGCTGTCAAAGTAGCTCACAGTGTTAACCGTGGCTTGAGTATCTGTTGTCTTATACAGATACATGTTAGGCGCGTTTCCAGATTTGGAAGCGCAAACGGTCACAAGACCAGTGCTAGAAAAAGCCATTTTGTGACCTCCTATTAAGCTGCAGCCGCTGTATCGCGTGCAGTGATTTTGACGATACCCTCAGCATCGATCGCTATGGCACCAGCAGAGAACAAAGCATTCACAAGGTAGCTTGTTTTCTCAGGGACATAGTTAATTTCGGTGCGAGGAGCAATGCCTTCTGCGTAGCCGATGGCATCGCGGTGGAAGGCAAACAGGGTGCGGTCGCTAGAACCGTCGATGGGCAAGCCACCTTCAGTGCGATCACCCAAGACGTGGAACGTAAAGCCCATGAACTGGTTGATCTCGCCTTGAACCAACGCCTTGACGGTGTTGAAGTCCGAGCTGGTTACCGAAGTCTGCTCCAACATTGATGCCAAAGAGTTGGCATGAATGATGATGTTGCGACCTTCGGAAGGCACGTTCTTGGTGTTCAAGATCTTTGCGGCTTCGCGCAGCTTGGAAATATTCATGTTGGTGTTTGAACCACCAATTGAATTTGCCACAGTACCAGTGCTAGACGCAGCAATAAGCGCATCCAAGATCAACTGATCTTGACGACGGCCAATCGCATTGCCAACCACTTGCACAAGCTCTGAACGCTCGTCAAAGTTGACCTTCTGCTGAGAGAAGATGTCCGAATACTCAGCAGCGTTGAAATCACTCAACGTGCAAGTAACGGTTGAGAATCCGACATTCATCGGGGTGACATCAGTCTGAGAAACGCGAGCAGTAGCCACGCCTCGACCAACTTTAGGAAATTTAACAGTGGAGCCTTCGACACCACGACGCTGACGTACAGCACCTACCAGCATTGCTTTGCCTTGGTAAGCCTGCTTGACCTCTGCGTCGAATAGTGTCACAAAGGCGTTAGATAAAGAAACGCTCATTTGATTTACCTCATTCGGTTGTTGATCAGGGTTTGTCGCGACGGTTAGCCTTTTGCGAGGGCCGAAAGCTTGCTGTTTACGTCAGCCATTCGTCAGCATCCACTGCGGTAAGGGCCAGTTGCCTGGTATGCCTTGTGCGCGATTGTATAAGTATTTGTACAAAATGCAAATGGTACTTAACAAATAAAAAAAGACCCAGCCGAAGCTGGGTCAAAATGGCAACTACAGGGAGATCAGGAAAGATGCTGCTGGAACATTCGCTCCACCTTTTGGCGGTACGCGGCATCGGTTTTGTATTTGGGATCACCAACCATTTGGTAAAGCTCTTCCTTACTGGGAGCGCCTTCCATGGGGGCAACTTCAATTGGCACTCGGCCTTCATAGGCAGAGCGAACTTTCATCAAAGCGCTCAGACCTTTGGCAGTACCGCCCATGATCTTGAACTCTTCAAAGTCGTCTTTGCTCCACACGCCTTTGTTTACCAGGCCACGCGCCCAGTCCACCATGCCATTCACGACAGCGTTGGCGTTGGGGCCAAGAGACTTCATCTCTGCTTGTGTGTCTATGGGTGGGCCGGCCATCTCATCGGCCATCTGGTTGACGTTCTGTGCCAACTCATCAAAAGCCGCCTGGCTTATGCCGTACTTTTGTGCCCAGCCAACATAGGTTTTGGCCAGTGGGTCGTTTTCAACGTCTCGTGTTTTAAATACGCTGGTGTCGTATTTGCCATCTTCTGGGGCTTTGTGCTTGCCTTGGCTGACCACTTTGCGTAGATCGCCATAAGACTTGGCCATAGCTTCCAGGTTAGCTTCACCCTTGTCCTGGTTCCAGAAGTTCTCCGGCAGCCAGTCTGGGCGATCTTTTGGCGTGCCAGGATTACCTGGTGTCAGCTCTGTTGCTGTACTTGCCTTGTGGTTAATCTCAACAGCTTGTGAGTTTTCTGCCTTACTTTCGTCTGCCACCTGGACACTATCGAGTAAGCCAGTGCTGGGCTCGACATTGGTTTCGGTTTCTTGGGTCATAGTTTCCTTGCTTGATTGATCCGCGCCTCGATGTCCCGAACCACGTTTCTCTGCCCTTCAGCAAAGAAAGCATGGGCCGGGTCTGTGCCTGGCACGGCTATAGGCACATTCACATACACATCTCGCAGCCACTGCAGCAGCTTTTGGCCTTCCTCAGAGCCAAAGACACGCAGGGTTAAGCGCGCCAAGTCATCTCGTTGCTGAGTGACTTCGCGTATGTCTGGTGTTTGGCCAATGGCATCTAGTTCGTCCCAGCTCATGCTGGCGCTCTCATTGGTGCCGGCAGTGCTGGTTGACCAGGTGGCGCCATGCCTTGCTGCTGCATGGCCATTTGCGCTGCCATGGCCTGCGCTTGCTGAGCTTGTTGCTGCTCAATGGCAAAGCCACGCTCTGCAGCGCTGTTGCGAAGGGAAGCAGGCACACCGAGCTTGTCGCCCAGGTAGTCAATCATGTCGCCAAACTTGACGGCCACTTGACCCTCGGCACCCATCTGCTGAGTGATCTGGGCAAACTGCAGCGCTGCGTTAACTTCATCCATTGCTTGAGCATTGGCCAGCGGTGAAGTGGGGGAGACCTTAACCTCTAGTCCATTAACACGCAGTGGCAAGTCAATCAAGCCTCGCTCATCCATGACTTCCAAGATCTTTGTGACCACAGGAATCATGGTCTCGTTGATCAGTCGGCCAAAGGCAGAGCCAAGGTTCTGTGAAAGCTCCTTCATGCGCTCGACAATCTCTGTGGCAGAACGGGCGCTCATGTTCTCTGGTGGCAATGATTCGTCAAGCAATATGCGCTTGACGTTTCCGCGCAGATCGTTGATCACCAGCTGCGACACGTTAAAGTCGCCAGAGCGGGGCAGGGCCATGAGCGATGGGCCTTGTGGGCCACCATTACGGGCCACAGGAATAATTCCACCAGGAACGATCTTGACCGTGTTGGGGTTAAGTACACCATCATCGGCAGCGGTGTACACGCCAGAGACTGCAAGCGATGCGTTTTTGAGTAGCAACTCAATAGTTTTGTTCAGCGTCTTGATGTCTGGCAGGGCGGTCATCAATGGGCCACGGCCATAGATCTCACCGGCCACCTTCATGTAGCGCGAGATCACCCAGGGAGAGACCTTGCGTCTGCGGTAGACCAGCTCGGCCTTGCTGTGCTTGTCGATGACGTGGTAGCAGTAGTCACCACGGTTTGCGTCATAGATGGTGGCCTCAAGCAGCTCGATGTCATCTGTTGGTTTCTCACCAATGCGACGCTGCATCTCTTCTGGTATCTGTGCATCAGGCCATTGGCGTTGAATGCTCTCACCTTTTAAGCGCATACGTCGGTAGACGTTGTCTACTTGGCCATTCGCGCCTTCTTCGTAGCTAACCAGGAACAATGGCACAGGGATAAAGTTAAGAGGGTTGGTATCGTCACCAGGCTGCACCATCATGCAAGACGTGCCCACTGCCAGGTCAAGTAAGAATTCACCCATGGCAATGTCAAAGTTGGACTGACGCAGCAGAGCAAACATCTTTTCGCCATACAGCTCTAGGATGGCCTGGGCCTGTGGCTTGCGATCTGTTGGAATATCAAGACCAGGCTCAAGGCGGCACCAGCGACGCTGCGGTGGGAAGACTACAGACTGCAATCTGTTCGCAAACCTTTGGGTGCTATTGATTGCTGTACTGTCGAAAACTCGTTGCATCTTTTTGGAGCCAGTGCTGCCGCCTTCCCACACGCCATACAGCTGGCGCTGGGGCAAGGCAAACTCATAGGCATCCTGGTAGAGCTGCTGAAACTCATCCTTCTTTGTCTGGGCGACTGCTTGGCGCTTAATGATCTGCTCAGGCGTTAAACGCATGCCGCCCTTTTGGTTTGTGCCGTATTCCATATCAATCCTTTTCTAACTTGTACTTTTCAAGCAAATTGCGACCCTTAGCGGCCAATCGTGCTGCAGCCCCAGCAGTGCGCGGAGGAGTTTCGCCCCATGCGTTGGCCGCCAAAGCAAGCCTGGTCGGCTCACCCTTGTCGTTGACCAGCGGCCCACTTGGGTTGGTGTAGAACCTGGTCAAAAAAGACCCCTTGCGCTTGGCACGTTCACCGTCTGGCGCGCTGTCTTTCACGCCTGGCTTGAGGTTCTTACTCTCGCCAGACGATTCAAACTTACGCCTGCCGGCCTCAGTCAGACCGCCTTCGGGGTCTTTGTACTTGCTCATTTTTTATCGCGTGCAGCCGCCATGTTGTCAACCAGGTTGGGGTAAGGCCTGCCTGCTTTGGCAGCGCGACGCATTGCCATGCGCTTTTCAGCAGACGACAGCGCCTCAGACTTAGGTAAATCTTTGGGTCTTGGTTTGTCCCATACTTCTTTGGTTTTCATCCGCCTACTCCTAGTGTTTGAGTTGTACCGAGGCCAGCTCCAAAGCCGCCTAATCCGCCACCGCCACCTAATGTTTGTGGGCCACTAGCTTCTGTGGCGTAGCCAGCCAAGATTGATCTGTTTGAAGCAGACCTACCAGCGCGCCTGCTTCCCGCAATCTTTGCTGCAGAAGTTCTTTGTATGGCTTCCATTTCTGCTTTGGTTTTAGCTGCTGATTCCGCAGTAAGCCGCTGTGTTTCAGCCAGCTGTTTCGCAACTTCAGCTTGTGCGGCTTGCGCATCTTTTGCTGTTTGTGCTGCAGCTGCCTGTGCTGACGCTTGCTGCGCTGCAAATGCATCTTTTTGCTTTTGCAAATTTGTCATTTCAGTGCTAACCATCAACGCAATTTCAGTTTGTGCTTTTGCAAACGCATCGGCATCAGCTTTAGATTGAAGTTCTAGTTGCGTTTTTAGCGCCAAATCAAGCGCATCTTGTTCCGCTCTAAATGCATCATCATCTGCCTTAATCTTGGCAGCAGCCGCGGCTTCATCTGCTGCAAGTTGAGCAGCAAATTCATCTTCTATATTTACTTCGTTTTCCCCCACATCAACCGCCTAACAAAGTCTTTAGTTGATTTTCGTCATTGGCTGCTGACGGCAAACCAAGCTCTGGGTTTATCCTGGCGGTGGATAACAAAGATCTACGGCCAGCCCTGCGACGTGCGGTCATTTGCCCTGATTCACGTTCAGCAATCTTGCGACGCTCAGCATCAAGCGCAGCCGTCTGGTCTTTGGCTTGCTTTTCCATCAATGCTTTTTGCTCAGCGTATTGAGCTTGCTGTTGCAAGAGCTGTGCCTTGGCGGCTTCTGCAGCAGCGCCTTGTTGAGCTGTAAGCCCTTGCATTAACTTGGCTTGTTCTGCTGCACTTAATTGAGCGGCTGCCAATGAAGCTGTAGCACTTGCTTGTTGCGCTGCAATTTGATCTGCAGTTAGCTTACTTTGTGAAGCGGCAAGGGCAGTTTGTTGATCTCGTGTGAGTTTTGCTTCTGCGGCAGCAGAAATACGATTTTTCTCAGCTTCTGATGCGGCTAAATCACGGGCTGCTTTAGCCTCTGCTGCAGCTTGATTCCGATTAAGAGTCGCTTGT